ACACCAAATTATTTTAATGACCTTTTCTTACTAACTATTATATCAAATTCCAACAGAAAAGTCAAGAGTTAAATTTTTTATGCACCTTGTAAGTCTTTTATCTGTATTGCCTGTTTTTCCACCATATCTTTCAGCTCTTTAATAGCCTCAATGTATAATGAGTGTAAAGCATCATATTCTACAGTTTTATACAGGGTATCTTCGTCACCTGTTTGTAGTGGCAAAGCTTTCTCCTTAACTGCTTGAGGTAATACTTTCTCGACTTGTTGTGCTATTACGCCTGCACTTCTTTGCCCATTACTTTTACGTGTAAACTCCACTCCATTAAGTTGTGAAACTTTCTCTAAAGCGTTACTTACAGTAGAAATACCAGTCTTTAATCTCTCATCTGAGACAGTAGTTGAGTAGGCAATTATATCGCCATCTGCGTGGAAATCTCCATTTGACAACATCCGGAAATCTTCCGCATTGTTAAGGTAAAAGCGCACCCAACCATTACTATCATCATAATGTATATATTCGCCACCTGTATTACCTACATGCGTTACATCTCTTAAATCAGGCTCGATTGAGAATGTCGTACCTGATAAATCAAGACCTGTACCTGCAGTTAGAGTAGCCCATGAAAACGAGCCATCAGCATCTGAGGTTAGGATTTGCCCTGAAGTACCGTTGCCTGCAATATTCAATATATCTGCGGTAACAGAGTTAGACCCAGATACTACTGCATCAAAAACTGAGCCCGTATATACTTTTAATACGTTATTTGCAGTATCGTAAAAAAGCTGCCCCGGTACTAAAGAAGCCGTGGGGGCTGCAGAGGCACTATTACTGCTTTTGATGGCAGTTAGTGCGTTATTAAGGTCCGAGCGAGTTGCCGGAAATGATTGGTTTGCTATGCTATAGTCGTGTGTTGCCATAATTTTAGTATCCTGAACTTATCCAATTGAATGTTTTTTGTGCAGCGGTAGCACTGCTATTATAAAATGTTACTGTAAATCCTGTAGTAGTACTACTACTTATAGTCCAGTAATCCCCTGTATTTGAATCTTGAAGAGTTATACCCACAGTAGGTACAGCCTTATAAGGAGTAGCATATACAATAACTTCGGTACCATTATTAGTACCAGAACTACTAGTTACTCCTGAATTTCTTTTTATCTGATCGGGCATATCTACTGTAACAGTTAATGCGTCTATTTGTACATTATTTGAAGTATTATCACTAGTAAGCTTTACTCTAAATTCTAACCCTCTAGCGAAGTAATCTCCTATAAAGAAAGGTGTCCACGTACCCCAGGTAGGAGAGCTAGCGGGATCATCTTGTGTAATTCGTACTTCTAATACAGAGTTTGAGTACCGTCAAACAATCCTGACTTAGAGTCGAATAGCCCTGTAGGTATATCAAACAAGTCTTTTACAGCTACTCCTGTACTTGACAGTGACCCCGTAATTCTGCTAGTATATATAGCTCCTAAATCTATTGATTGATCTGTAAAATAATAATACCCTAGTGCTGGTATGTCCCCTTCAACCTTATAATTAGCTCCATCAGTTTGCCCAAATATATTATCTTCTAGTACTAAATCATTATATGAATTAACGGAAATAATCGTGCTTACTAATGCAGTATCCAGATTTCTGATGATCCTATTAGCGTGAGTTGCTGTTACAAAAGTGACCCCTGTATTTCTGAGAATACCATTAGGTACTTCAATTCTATAGCCCTCTCCGTCCTGATTATCAAAGATACCAGAGGATAGCACTAACTCAGTACCATCCACTCTAGAAGAGACTGTAGCAGTAGTATTATCTGTTGTGTTTCGTACTAGTTTACCTATGTACTCATCTGTAAAACTAGCGGAAGGATCATATAGTCTATCGTACCCTGGCTCCAGTTCATATACGTGTCCATCTTTATTATCGAAGATCCCCGAAGATAGAGTTAACTCGTTAGAGTTGACAAAAGCGCTTACAGTAGCAGTAGTAGAGTCATTTGTATTTCGTACAGTTCTTCCTACTAGCGCGGAAGTAAAGCTTGCGCCGGTATCCCTAAGATTATTAGGGCCCGCTTCTAGCTCCCATGTATCCCCGTGATCATTTTGAAAAAGGGAAGAAGACAAAGTAACCAAACTAGAACTATCTATAGATGATATGGTTGCCGTATCATTATCAGTATTATTTCGTACCGTTCTACCTACATCTCCTGCTACAAATGTAGCCAAAGTGTCTCTTAATTGATTAGTTTTAGTCTCCAGCCTATAGGCCTCTCCAGAAGCATCAAATATATCAGAGCTAAGGGTTAATACTGTACCGCTATCTACAGTACTTACCGTTGCGGTAGTATCATCTGTAGTATTTCTAATAAGGTTATTCAACCAACTTGAGTCAAAAGAGGCGTTATCATCCTCTAGCTTATTAGTAATGTGAATAATATCATCAAAACTACCACTCCTATCGTCAAAATTTCCAGATGCGGTATCTACAAAGTTGGTATTTTGAAACTCAGTACTACCTGCATTTAATATAGCATTATGAGTACCTGTAGATCTAGCATCATCGTGTGTTCCAGAGGATACTACATCATCCTCATGAGTACCAGTAGCATAATAAGCGTCATGTGTACCAGTGCTAAGATTAGCTGAGGCTAACTCGATAGTACTATCACTAGAGTCGTAGAATACATTTGAATTTCTAGAGTCATTGATTCCTTTATCGGCAGTATTACTACCAAATAAAGGGTTCTGATTAGAAGTATATACTACATTAAGTGCTAAAATATCCGCTGTATTAGATTTTATGAAGGCTGTATTTTGTGATTCATTACCAGATGAATCCAGTGCCTTTATTAAGTACGATCCCGATAATAAGGGTGCTAAATAGTTATCTGTACTACCTGGTACAGTTTTAGTAACGTCCGTAGACCCCGCCCAAGTTACTCCGCTAATTTTACTAGTATGGCGAATCCAGTAGGATCCTCCAATTATAACATCTAAATCTGATACAGGTGTCCAAGATAAATAGGCGCTGGACCCTTGTGCAACCATATTAAAATTAGTTACATCATTTGGAGCATATAATTTGCCATATACCTCAGCCTCTATACTGGCATAGGGGGAATATATCATTAGAAAATTCTCCTTGTTTTAACTCGAAACTCTAGCGTACCTGCTGGAGCATCATCAATAATAATACTTTGAGCGGAAGTTTCCCCAATGGAAATCCAATTTGTAATAGCGGGAGCTTTTCTTCTCCACTCTACATAATAAGATGCAATATACGGATAAGTGGTTGCAGTGCCCGCAGTTTTTGGGGCATCCCACGAAAATTCTGCTCTATTTTTTACATTACCCATTGAATCAACATACAATTCCTCGTTAATAGTTAAATTAGATGGGGAAGGTATTGGATCACTAGGATTAGGCAAGCTACTGGTAGACTTAGAGGAGAAAGCTATATCCTTTTCTATCAGATCATACTTCGCCCCATGATATTTCAATGCTGAAATTTCAACTATATTAGCACCAGACTCTCTAGTCATTAATACTCTAAAATCTTGAGCCTCTACAGACCCCATCTCCTCTAGTATCCACATATAATTAGGGGTAGGAGTATTGGCGAATGCAGAGGTCACTGTAATTTCTGTTACTTCTTCTGTTACTGATACATAGTTAGTATCTTTTGTTTCTACCCACACATACGGTTTCCACTCGTTATCTACGTGAGCATTTAAACATACAGATTGTGGACTAGTCCAAGTATTAGTAGGAGTCCAAATAGCATCTGTTATACATATACATGCACCATAGTTTTCAGAGCCTGTAGCAGTACCTCCGGAACAAGTTCCTGCTGATTGTAAGCAAGTGTCTTCTGTACTATAGGAAGCATCGCTACATGATAAAGCAGCAATAGCTTGTTTAACTCCAGACCGTACACAAGCCTCTTCTGTATTAATCAGAGATAACTTATAATTTTTAAGGGCAGTAACAGAGGTAGGAGCATCTAATTTAATAGTAGTAGTTGTAGAAATATCCCAAGTACCACTTACTGCACTACAAGCAGCAGAAGTAGTCTCTAGTCCAGTAGAAGTACCTCCAATACATTTACCTTCTGCAACTCTTCCCCCATAGCGAACTCCTGCCTTAGAGGAATCAGCTATTTTAATTATGTCCCCAGGTCTTACGGCTGCGCCTTCCATACCAGTTGAAAAAGTTACCGCTTCTGTTTCGTACCTCTCAGTGTACAGTACCCACTTTCCTACACGTCTGGCTTGCCCTTGCGAGGTACACCCTACAGCCACTACGTCAGTTGAAAATATCTGGTTATTAGCATTAACAATGCCTTGAGCATCCTCTACATATTCTATATTTTGTCTATACAATGCTTCTGGGTTATTCCAAGTAACGTGTGCAACATTATGTCGCTGCTTCCTGGACGTGCCTTCATACGTGAACGCCCCATCAATAACATTAGCGTCTGAGAAGTTCATAACAGGATCTTTTGGCGAGTCTTGTACTGCTGAAATTTGTCCTTGCTGCCAATATATCATTCCTCTAAATACAGCAGCTATATCATTAAGCACCTTGAAAGCTTCTTCTCTATTCTGTAAGTATATGTTACATGCAAATCGCGCTTCTTTATTTCCCCATCCATCATCCACTCCAACAAAGTTTCCCGAGTTGTCTACTGAATCACAGTACTTTGCTATTTCATACAAGGACCACTTATCCATCTGATTAGCAGAAAGCCATTTACCTAGTCCGTACCTATCATCAGTACATAAATCGTATAAAACCCAAGCAGGGTTACAAGTCCATGCAGTATCAAATGTACCATCCCACGAGCCACTATATAGGTTGGATCCTACGGTAGTACCTGTCCAGGTGCCCCCCGCGTGTGTACACCGATCCTTTCTCTTGTACCCCGCTAGAGAGCAATGTCCTTGGTCATATGCAGTATAGTTACTAGGTACTTTGACCTTTATCCCTTTGACTTCATATCCTCTATTAGGAATACTGGTGAATTGTTTAGCGTCAATTTGCAAAGCCATTAGGGCACTATTAGGATACCTTAACTTATTATCTATTATCTTAGTATAAGAACCAAAGTATATCTCATTAGCTAATTTAGTAGAGTCGGAGTCTGCAGTAATTCTCTCTATTTTTATACCTATTTGTGTAAATCCCGCAGTCTTCCAAGCAGTGGGTATATCTAGTCTAAACGCCCTCTCGTACTTAGAGCTAGTTTTACCATCAAAGGTAGCGGACTTCATTAGTACCCAAGAGCCACTGTTATCCTTTTCTAAATATATTTTGAAAGATACAGCAGAACCGTGTAAGTCTCCCTTATCATTATCCCCATCTAAAAGAGACGGGGTGTAAACTACTACACGTACTGCATCTACAGTAGTGGAACTAAAGGTCTGTATGATTGGTCCCGGAGAAGATACCTTTACTTGCACTCCTACTAATACTAAAGCCTCTGACCCTGCAAACCCTGGAATATATGCTTGGGAGTTTGTACCTTCTCTTATAGCATAAGATACATCTTCAAAATTATAAATACCTGCAGAGTCCTTCAAGGGAGTATCGTTTAAATATATAGACTTCTCTCCATCAAGAAGTCCTACTATTTCCCCTTCTGATATTAAATCAACTGTTCTAGCCTTTGAGGTGGAAAATAAGGAATCATCATCCTCTGTAGGAGTGCCTCCCCCTCCTCCTTTACCTCCACCTGCACCTCGTACTCCATTATAAGTACTCATGGGGTATAATCCTCTGGTGTAACTCCCGCACTAATTACGGCACCTCCAATCATTAGTTGGCCATATAATACAGGTATCGCCACTCCCTGTCTTATAGTATTAGTGGCTCCATTGAATGAGTAGTTCTGTGCTTTCTCCGCTACTGTAGGAGGCTCCGGAGTTGTAGATAACATAGCGGAAATCCCGCCTAATACTAACATTGCTCCAAACTTTGCTGCCATTAAAGACATTCCACTTAAATTTCCCAGGCCTATGGTAAACTGAGCGCCATAACTTAGAGAGCTCATAGCCGTACCTGCTAATGTACCTCCTGCAGTACCTGCAGCTGTAGCCGCCGCCTGAGCAGTTGCAATAGTAGAAGCACCCATAGTCATTACTGCTGCGTAAATCATGATAGCTCCAATTATAACAGTGGCTAACTTAGACTTAGCTCCCCCAATTACAGGAACAATTTTAATATCCTGTCTCCCCGTAGGATTGGATAGCTCACCTAGTACGTTATCTAGCTCTTTCTTGCCTACTAGTACCTTGTACCCTACACCCCTCTCTGCAGAGGAGGCCATAAACCCTTTAAAATCGGGATTATTAGCACAAAGGGCTCGTATAGCTTCGGCAGGTGAACTGATATCTAAAGACCAGTCTTTCCCGTACTTCTCCGCTAGTTCTCCATATAGTGTTACTTTTTTTAACATAGTGATTTGTGCCTTAAGTGATGCGTGGTATGCTTTCTCCAATATCCTCCATAAAGTTCTCTATTAGATAGTCTACCGTGTATGTGATGTAAAATTTTATCATTGCCGATGAAAACTGCAGCATGGTTTGGTACAGGTGAAACTAATTTTATAAGAAATATATCATATTTTCGTATATCATCTTCCTCTTTTATCTGTACAAAACCTTGTTCCTTGTAATTTTCTAAGTATCTGTTCTCTCCTTTATCCCACCAGCCATCTTGACCACTGTGACACTCGAAATCTATATTTAATTCTTTTTTATAATAATCTCTAAGTAGGGTACAGCAATCCAAAACTCCGTAACTGAAATGCCTTCCTACCATAGGAGCTTCGTATCCTTCCGGCTCCCAGCTGAATAATCTATTACCTGGCCAACTTAAAATATGCCAAGGTTTATTTGTGCTCTCACAAGACACTTTATCTGCCTCTGACGGCTCACACCCTTCATTTGGGTGAGAGTGGCATATGCCTATAATATTCCCTAGATCCTCTGCGGCTGCGTAGCTTATAGGGTCAATTATAAAATGTTCCTCCGCAAGTTCCGCAATATTATTAGCAGGGAAGTACCTTTCCTTTTTACCTACTCCTACAATAAACCCACATGCTTCTTTTGGATATTCCTTCTCTGTGTGCTCTCTAAACCCCTTTATCGTACTCTCATTCACCCTACATTCAACCCTGCTCCTGGGAAGCCTCCGAAAGGGCTTTCACCAGATTCTGGGAATCGTAGCTCACATGCCGTAAAAGTTTTAGCACACACATCCTTAGCAACGTCTGTAACTACGTTATTATTAATATCCCAATAACTACTACCAGAGTACCCACACTCTACTCCTTTATACAACCAAGGACACGAGTTAGCTACTACAGTTCTAGAAGGTAGTTTTACTCCGTAGATATCATGTGCAGCGGTTAACTCAAACTGTATGTGGGTCCGAGTCTCCACAGCCTTACGGTCTATATACCAAATCTCGTCTGAGAAATGTGCAGTATCATCTGCTATAGCCGAAACGTACCATATACCTGGTCCAGTTGCCGCTTCACAAGTAGTCTGGTTGTATACTGTCCAAGTACCTGCAGAACCATTTTTATTCACATCTAAACAGTCTGATTTACTGAGACTTGGATCTGATCCAGACTCTCCGGTGCATACCCCCGCAACGGGGTACCCATCTGTATAACAATAAGAATCTAGATACTTAGCAAAAGTTTTTTTCCTAGTTACTTTACCACCTACTAAGTCATCATAGTTTGCTATCACAGAGGAGAGAGTACCTGTTATATTAGCTACTGTAAGCGAGGGCCTAGGGATTGCTCCTTTTCCAGAGAACTCGAAACCGTCTGCCTCTATAGGGAAGGCCGAGTACTTATTTCCTTGCCACACAATCTCCTGAAAATTCTCATTATGCCCAGAGTGCCATCTAAACACGGGCTCCGTATCAGGAGCAGACCCTGTTGATATATCTAATTCGAACAATTCAATTATTGTTCCAGGTTCTAAACCGTGAATATCTGCTGTAATTTTATCAGACATTATATCTCCTATGGTTCAAATACTTTAATAAAAGTTGCTGTTACAGTTCTAATTCCAGATAGTGTCTCTTGAGCAGTCCACTTATCGCACACGTACTTTTTATACGGGTATATAGTGTAAACCTCCGCACTAGATAATACGTCTGCAGCTAATGATAGTTGGGTGGCGCTGTCTATTGCAGTAACCGTAGTAGTTGTAGGGGTAGAAGTAATAGTTACAGTAGGTACTGATCCATATCCACTACCTACATTTGTCATTGTAACCGATGTTAATGTTC